TCGGTATCAGCTTCGTCGTACATTGCTTCGGTACGAGGAGTGGTGTTAGCACCATCCGGAGCGTACTGAGCGCTAAGAGCGAAGATCAAACCAGTCGGACCAGTCATAGGCTGAACGCCACAAACGTCGTAAGCCATCAGGTTCGGCAGAGTACGTCGAACAAGGCTGATGAGGATGGGATCAAAACCAGCAAACTCGCCGCCGAAGTTGTCACCCATGGTGTTAGAAGGTGCTTCTGAAAGAAGCTGTTGGTTAGCGCCTTGTGCAGCAGCCTCACGAAGAGCACGCTCGGTGTTTTCGAGGACCATAGCGGTAACCATTTTCTTGTGGGAATCAGCGATTTCAGGAAGATCAGGGTGAGAGATCACTGGTGCCCACTTGTTTCGAATTTGTTCATTTAAATTCATGTTAGTGTTACTCCTGTTTATTATTTTGGATATACTTATCTATTTATAAAAAAGTTAACTTCTATGCGTTCTAGAAATTGCTTGGAAGTAATGCTTCATCTCTTCGGGAATAACCGTAGGTTCTCCCTCTTCAGACTCATCATTAGAACCAACAGAAACTTCTTCATCAATTAGACCAGTAGATCCTTCGTTTTCTTGCTTAGACTCAGTGAAATACTGTTCCTTAATGATCTTCAGTTTTTCTGCATACTCTTCTGCATCAGCATACTCGATGCCTTCAGCAAGAGAGCGAAGCTTTTCAACTTGCGTTTCGACTAGATCTTCAGATACCTCTTCGAAGGCAGCTTCAACGCTTGCTTCACTAATCATAGCATTCAGCTTCAGGTTTTCGGCCTGTACTGATTCCAATGACTCTTCGAGCTCAGCGACTGACTGTTGAAGGTCAGCGATGAGATCAACCTTTTCTTCGGGAACTTCAACGTAGCTCTCGGCGAAAAGACCTTTCAGACCGTCGATGAATTGCTCGGTTGCTTGAACACGGAAGTTAGACTCGATGGCCACTTCGTTTTCTTGCATCCACTGCTCAACAACGTAGTCCATATACTGTTCTACTTGCTGATGCAACTCGTCGATAGACTGAGTAACTTGCTCTTCAAGCTTTTGCTCAGCTTCTTCTTCAAGACGAGCAACTTCAAGAATCACACGATTCTGAACTGCTGCTTCAAAAAGAGTACCAGCTTTTGCTTTGAAATCTTCTGACAAATCTTCTTGATCAGCAAGAAGCTCGTCCATATCTTCCTTCATTGCCTTAGCAGGAACAGCAACACGAGGAGCAGGAGTACCAGCACCAGAAGTTGCAATACTTGCTTTGTTCTTACCAGACGTATCAGGAACTGAATCAGCCTCTTTACCAACTTGGGCAAGAGTCTTGTCGAGGAAAGCAGAAAGATCCTGCTTCGTCATACCAGCAACCTTAGACATCAGATCACCAAGCATCTGAGTTTTAGTTGCTGAAGGCTTTAAAGTTTCAGCTGCTGCGGATGAAGCTTCTTCAAGAGATTCCTCTTGCTCAACTACATCTACTGCCTCTTCAACTTCGATTTGATTTTCTTCAGACATTAGATATATCTCCTAGATTATTTTACTAGTTTTAGTATTTATATAAATTAAACTTTTGAAATCTCGTTGAGAAATTTTTCAAACATGTGCAGCTTTGCTTGTTCGTTAAGTTTCTTTTGACGAACAGCTTTTTGAGCTTCTCGCTCAAGATCTTCTACTCTCATGGCTACTGCTTTACCATGCTCCCAAACCCATTCAACACCTTCCATGATGCCATTTACAAAAGCATCAGGTGCAGATGGATCGGCTACGATGTCAGCGGCAGTCGCGAGATAAAAATCTTCTTGAACTTCCATCACACCGTCTTTGCCCTCTTTCAGAGAACCCATACCTCGGGATGATACACCGAGTTGAGCACCATCTGAAAGTAGACCTTCTACGATTTGTCCCATAGGTGTAGAAGAAATCTTTGCTTTACCAATGAAGTTATCACCTTCACGGCGGAGATCTGTAATGATATGAGATACTCGATCGAGGTTGATAGAAGGACCATCGGGATGACCGAGCTCACCGTATGCACGACCTTTAGAAACACTCTCGCTTACATAGCGATTGACTTCCTTCTCGAGGATGTCAGTGTTATAACGTCGACCATTGCGGTTTTGAATATTTCCTTGTAGAAAGATACCTTCGATAAAGAGGCTCTTCTTTCCGTCTTCATTCTCTTCAGTAAGAACCTTAACTGTTTCTGTTATTTCTTTTATTAGTTTCATGTCGTTACCTTAGGAGATATTAAATGCTACACTCACTGCCTTAACTGCCGAACCAGCTGTCAATGTATCTGTCGGCAGTTTTTGTACAAATGTGATTGCACCGTTAGGTAGTGTAAATGTACCTGAAGTAGATGTATTAGTAATAAGAACGTCAGCGCCTGAATCGTTATAGATTCTGACACAGCTAGCTTCGTCTACTGTATTAGCAGTACTAAGAGCGATTTCTGCAGCTTTAGGTTTAACAATCATTAGTCACTCCTTTTGCTGACTTCAGTTTCGGCTTTTACTTTGCGCCAAATAACTTTACCATCAGGAGTTTTTGCTTTTACCATCTTGTGATCTGCATGACGCTCTATATCTTCTTTGACCATCTGACCTTTACCGTCAGCTGATTCGCCTTTACCATCGCCTTTTGCTTTTTTGCCTTTCAGCTTAGGATTGGCATCGATAACTTCATCGTCACCACCTTCGTCAGCTACACCCATTTTACCTTCAAAAATCAGGTCAACGAATTCAATGTAACCTTCGTCGGTAGCAAGCATCTCGTCGAGCATTGCTTTTTCTTCTTCGTCAGCTTCTTCATTATAAAACTCTTCGACTACCTCGTCGATAAGCTTCATAAAGAAACCAGCGTCTTCTTGCAGTTGATCTTCTTCGAGCATCAGATCTTCGTCTTCATATTCCATACCAGCCAACTCTTCAATATCGTCAGCGTATGTCATATCAGTAGACTCATATACATCGTCATCACCATCTACTTCGTAGCCATGATGAGGAGCTCGCTTTGCGTGTGAAACAGCGGCGACAGCAGCATCGATCTCTTTCATGCCAGGACCATCAAAGGTATCAACATTATCGGTGTGCTTACCAATAAAGTCGTTCTCTTTGCCGTCTGCGCCAGAACGATCGATGTCGAGCGTACCCGCTTTCTTGTACTTTTCTAAAATGTTACTAAGTAAGTCAGACATCTTGTGGTTCTTCCATTTCTGTTTCTAATTCTGCTTCTACTGGTTCTTCAACCTCTACTTCATCTTCTGCTGACATTTCAAGCTCATTCATTTCTGCTTCGTCATCAGCTTCGACTTGTGGGTTGAACACCTGATTTGACACTTCAGAATAACGTGTATCTAAAGCATCCGAAATTCGGGGTTCCATGGCTGCAGAAAAAGCTTTAAGTGCTTTAACAGGTTTGTCAGCTACAGCAGCGCCAATAAAGTCAGTTACATCAGTCATATTGTATCTCCAATTACATTACACCTTTATTTATAAAGAAAACGTCTTTATGCTGCGTCTTCGTCCTTGTCATCGTCTGGCACTAATTTAAATGATTGGCCAGCTGGTGAAGGTGCAGGTTCAGGTTCTGGTTCATCCTGTTCTAATTCTTCAGGATCAACATATCTTTCATCAGTTTTCTCATCAGCAATTTGTTTATCGATCTCTTCGATCTCAGCTTCAGAGTGTTGTAATACGTAACGTCTCATATACTCATGTGAATAGTATTTGCCAACGTACTCTTCCATTTCTCTTGCTAATCCAACTCGATCACGATTTAGCTCAGCAAGTTTGAGTTCTTCGAAGTAGTTATCGACAGCAAAGTCAAAATCAATCTGTTGCTTCCACTCTGCCCAATCTTCAGTCGTACATACACCTTTGAGAATCAACTGACGCTCAAGCAACTTCATAAACAGTTCAGAGAATTTATTACGGAGTCGTGTAATAAACTTGCCAAACTTTACTTCGTCGCGAGTAATCTCAGTAGCTCTACCAAGGGAGAAGGTAGTCTCAGGTTGTAGACGAGAGATGGGTACATTGAGAGAACGATATAGATTATTTTGGAAATAAACAACATCATCGATGTCTCCTAGATTTTGGCCGCCTGGTAGTGTAGTGATTTCGGTACCACGTCCACCTTCTCGGCGAGGAAGCCAGAAGTCTTCGAGCATTGTCATAAACTTGCGGTCATCTCTGATTTCACCGGTCGATGAATCATAAACAACTTTATTCTTAAATTTGGTCATGATGTCAGAGAGGTATTGCTCAGCTTTAGCTTTAGGCAAACCACCAACATCTACGTAAAAGATTCGACGTTCAGGTGCACGTGAGATACGATAGATGACTAGCGAATCTTCTAACGAACGCAACTGATTGAGCGGTCGAATAGCTTTCTGTAAATAAGAGAGGATGAGTTTGTTGTCGAGGCTTTGATAACCTGAAGTGCAATAGACTACGGCGTCTCGTGCAATCTTAACACCTTCGGCTGTAGTTGAGCCTGAAGTACCATAAGAACCCATCGTAGAACCAGTCAAAGAACCTGTACGCTTTAAGAAACCAGAAGGCGAGTACATGTAATACTCATTGATTACCTTCTCTATGGTTACGCCTGTCTTCTTATCTTTTTCTTTCTTAACTTCTCGTACTTTCTTAATATTACGAGGATCTACATATCGTACTTCAAGAATACCTTTTGCAGGTTTATTCTCATCAACAAGAACGTGGTAATATAGACGACCATCTACATACCAACGTCGGAATAATTCGTAGCTCAGACGATTGAACTCAAGCAACTGAAGAACGTTATCAAATTCTTCTTGAATAGTTTTCTTGATTCTGTCTGGTTGTTCTACATTATCTAATACAATGGAGACGGTATCTTCATCGCTGTCTTCAACGATTGCTTCGTTACAAATTTCTTGAATAGCCATATCAATAGTAGGATCGAACGAGATAGCTCGATACTTATTGACAAGTTCTGCTTCGGTTCGGACTGAACCATCAAGATCAACGTAGGTGCCATAGACACCACCCGCTGCAACGGTAAGTGCACCGTCTTCATTGGAGGGAGGAACGAAGGAGACTCGCTTTTCAGCTTCTTTCTGCTCTTTCTTCCTGTTTATTTCAAATCCAAAAAGGTCCATTCATTATCTCCGATGAAATAAAGGGGATATAAGTTTATTTATATCCCCTCTATAGTTAGTTCAAGGCGGACCGGATTAAGAGCCGGGATTGAAGTAATCGAATGACCAAGTGACCGTATAAGTACCGATCGTGTCAGTAGTATTCCAATCCAACTCAATAGTGCCGACGTCAGAGGGCCAACAACCGACAAGACTATAAGTACGAAGAACCGAACCAGTCTTTCCGTAAAGGCGAATGGTTGCATCTTCTTTATAGTCTTCAGGTGAACCGTATGATCGGATGTTAGAAGGACCGTCATTTACCTTTCGCGCCCACTCTTCGAGTACTGCACGTTGGCTGAAGTCTTCTTCGATCATTACAGTCGTAGTCCATTCTGCAAATGTACGATCACCAGCAATTTTCACTTTACGACCGAAATAAGGAACTTCAATAATACCGGTAGTAAAGGAAGGCACTTGTGATGACATACAGAGGAGATTGAACTCTTCACCCAAAGTCGTGACCTGCACTTCAAACAGGGCGGGACGATACCCACCCTGACTGAGTGCCGCTGACTTGAAGTTCTGTACGCTAAATGGCATGTTTTATTCTCCTAATATGTTTATTTTCTATTTATACTATTTATTAGAAATTCCCAATAACTTCGGAGAATTCTACGCCAGTGCGTACAGCGACAAAGTTGAGCTGAATGAAGTTGATGCTTCGAGCTGGCTTGATGTAGATATCACCAACAAACTCGTTACGATCAATTACTTCACCAGTGTTATTTGTCTCGTCACATACAACTGCGAAGTCAGTAATACCGCGGCGACCTTGTACATCTCGCAGATAAGGCGTTACGAGGTTGACAAAGCTTGCTCGAGTAAACTCATCGTTGAATTCGAAGAGAGTAAACTTAGCAGCAGCTGCGATGGCTTTCTCGAGGACAATGAAGAGGCGACGTACGTTGATACGATCGAACGCTGAAGGCTTAGCGAGCAGCGTCTTATCACCGAACATTACAATACCTTGTCCAGGGAAGTTAACAACTGGGTTCACACCGTTCTTATAAAGAATATCTCGCTCTGCTTTCTTGGGGTTCCAAGCAAGTTTTACGAGGTTCTTAATGTTACCGCGGTTGAATCCAGCAGGCGACCACCATGGGTCACGCGAGTCATCAGTGTATGCACAAAGACCAGCGATGTCACCGTTGAGCGGAATCCATCGATATACGTCATTGTACTTGTCGTATTGGTACTTGTATCCACTATCGAGTACAGCGTATGAAGATGAACGCAGGTTATTTCTGAAGTCAACTACGTCTTCAGTAATGTCAGTTGCGTTAGCTACAACATCACCTTTTTCAGGTGAGATGAATGCTACACAATCCTTACGTCGCTCACACACATTATCGATGATGTAGTTTGGTACAGTAACACCATTTACTGTTCCGCGTGACTTACCGCCAAGTACCAATGAGATATCATAGTCTTCAGCAGACTTAAACTGATCATATGCTCGGAGGATAGCTCCTTCGTTACATGCTGCTTCAGTACCAATATCACGACCTTGTCGGAAAGACATGGTAGTGGGAGTATCATGCGGCGAGGCAGTTGCGCTAGCTACGAGAAGAGCAGTAGCTGAAGTTGCACCAGTTGCGTCATTTGCCCACCATACCCACTTAGATGACTGGTTGAGTACATCTTTGTAGTAAAGTGATTCTCCATCAGGACCTTTAGCGTCAGTAGCTCGTGAGAGACCTTGCCATACTTCCATGATGGTGTTAGGTACACCAGTGATATCTCCATCTTCGTCAACTACTACAATGTGCAGTTCGTCTTGAGCAGAAGTATTACCTTGCTCAGCTACATAAGCAGTTTGACCTGGAGCGCCATCAACTACATCTTTGTATTGCCACTGGCGAGTCATGTTGCCAGTCGTAAATGCAATATTTTGAGTAGTAACGAGAGGTGTTGAGAAGCCGATCGATGCAAGGTTAGCAGTCGCGTTAGTAGATACTGCGCCGATAGAAGTAATCTCGAGGTGTTGTACACCAACTAACGTGTTACCAACTTTGATAATATCGCCAACTGAGAGCGCGCTAGTAATGTCTGTCACACTAGCAGCATCTACCGTTGAAGATACGATACCTGAATTGGCACCGATGATGATATCGAGTGTCGCGTCTCCATCAAAAACAACGTTTGATGAGAAAGCATTTGCTGTAGCACACACTGATACTTTCATCGAGTTACCGAGTTCGCCAGGATACTTAGCAACAAACAATACAGAAGCGTCGAAGTTATCTTCTACACCTGTCTCGTAGTGATCATCGTTCTTAACGATATGATTGCTCATCAGTGAAGTCGAAGACAATGCAGCATTATTAGCGACAGCGTTAAATGAATAATCAGGATCGAAAATTTCGAGATCGACCGAACCAGTCGTACCAGTATAAGTACCACCAGATAGAGTGATTCGAGTAGAAAGCGAACGAGTCAATACTAGATCGCCTGTACCTTGATCACTAAAGGTAACCGGAGAGCCACCTGGAGTAATCGCGAGCTGGAACTCATCGAGACCAGAACTTACGTTAACGAGGTAGTAGGTTTCAGTGTTTGACAAACCATTTGGTAGATCACCAGTAGTTGTGTAAATCTCTACTTCTTCTCCTTCGAGAATAGACAGCGCAGTCGTCAAACCAGTAAATGAGTTATTGCTAACTTCTGCAATAGAAGTGAGAGTACCTGCTGTGAAAGTGATATTTGAAGTATCAACAGAACTGACAACCTGATCGTCAGCGAAGCCGTCGATAGTTTGACCGATAATGTCACCAACTTCTACGCCAGTTGCTGTGTTTCCAATAACTGCGATGTAGTCGCCGCCATTGACAGCAAATGCACCTGTGTTTGCATCATTTGCTGTAGTAAAACCAGCAATTCGGAAGTTATCTCCCGTTGAGTTATGAGCTCGTGATACATAGAGTCGATTTGAGTATGCCAAGAAGTTGGCTGCAGTGAACCAAGTCTCAGCGTTGTCAGAATCTGGCTTGCCGTATTCGTTAGCAAGTTCAGCTTCACTGACTACGAGTGTAGGCTTATCTACTGCACCCCACTTAAAGACACCGCCAATTGCAGCATCGGTTGTGGCGACAGCAGGGATTACAGTGGTCAGATCGATCTCTGTAACATTAACGCCTGGGCTTAATTGAAAAGGCATATTTTTGTTCTCCCTAAATTATTTTAATTATGTAAGATCGTACTTTTATTTATAATAACCGATATTTCAAAGTAACCAACTATTGTCATTGCCTCGAGTTGTGACCGGTTGAGGGTCCTCGAAATCTCTCTGACCGTCATCTATTATACCGAAAGGTACTAATTCACTAAACACTTTTTCCTCATTCATCTCTTTGAGGTTGATAACCGTATTTATATCGGTGAGTTCTTTGAAAAACCTCTGATTAGACAGCCAACCAAATAGTACTAAACACATCATTAAATCGTCATGATTACCTGGTTCTGCTTCGTATGATGTTCCCTTCTGACTAAAAGTAGACATCTCTCTGATCGTTTCAAAATCATTGATGATCAGCTGATTCTGTTCTACTAATAGTTTGATCATAGAACAACCAATAGACTTGACAGATTTTGTAGTACGTATACCTTTATCTGCCTTGCCATTAAATCCTGCTACACCAGATAATAGACGCTTACCCTCTCGCCCATTGTTTTCAGTGAGTAGCATATTTTCATATTCGTATTCTTCAAAAATGATACCAGCTACTTGTTCTCCGATATCATTTACTTCAACGAGCACGTTAGCATCGTTAAAATACTTTGCGGCAGCGTGTACAGCAGCAGCATAATCGACAGGTGTGATCATATTATTACGATATGCACCAACCTGTACGTATGGCATCTGTGAGATGTCGATGACTTGGAACGCTGAGTAGTCTAAACCTTTACCTCTGCTCACATCGACTACTATTACATAGTTGCCTTCTGGTTTTGGTTCTTCGTATACTATAATACCGCCAACTTCTTTGACAGCCTCTTTATATACAAGTTGTTTGAGTTTCCAACCCGCAATCAATGTACCTGATGAACCGAGGAATTCACATTCCATTTCCTGCGCAAACTTTTCGGTGTCAAAATCCATTGCAGCGAGTGTTTCTTCTCGCCATTTCTCATCTCGTCCCGGTACATCAGTCCACATCACTTGAACGAATTCATATCCATTCTTACCAGCTTTGGCGCCTTCGCATGTCTTATAGAAATGATTGAGACCGTTCGGTGTAGATGTCAGTAGAATCTTAGTAGATGTACCAGACGAAATCGTTGGGAATACAGAAGCGAAGAACTCGTCCCAGTTTTCTACGAACGCGGTCTCATCGATATAGAGGAATGATACTGACTTACCACGAATGGCTGACGATGATGTCGCTGCTGCAATGATCTTCGATCCGTTCTCAAATTCTACAGATCCTTTGTTCCACTCGATGACACCTTGTTGCAACCATTTAGGAAGAGCTTCATAAGCCGTCTTGATACGATCCAATATTTCTCTTGCAGCGTCTCCTTTATTTGCGAGAAGAGCGACAAGCTTATGATCGTTAAAAAGAATATAATGAAGTATAAGACAGACAGCAGTCGTTGTCTTACCCGCCTGACGACTTGTGACCACGCATACTCGTCGGTTGTTTGTGGTCTTTTCGATGATTTCTTTTTGGTAGTCATAGCACTCGATCGGTATTAATCCGTGGTCAACGTGCACGATTTGAATATACTTCTCAGCAAAATATATTGGATCTCTTGCACACTTCACGAATTCTTGGACCATCTCTTCGGTCCATTCAATCGTTACGCCTTTTCGTTTGAGGTTTACATTACCAAGATACGAACGGTAATCCTCAATATCCTGTATATCAGTCGTCATCTTTATTCATCAACTTGAGTAGCTCACTCGTAGAGCCCACAAAAAGATTGTTGTTGACTGTTTCCCTCTTTTCTTCTGGTTTTTCACCGGTAAGCTTTTGTTTTTTCTCATGCATACCCAACAAATCGTTGTTCATATCACCCATTGTCTTAATCATCGTAGCGAGTACTTCATATGCTCGTGGATGTTGTGATTGATCTGCTACTGCGAGTAGCTCATCTATAGCGCTATGACCTTTCTCGATTAGATCATAGAAGTTTTGACGTACATATTTGGTATCGTTTTCAACTTCTTTGTCTGTCTCATGCAATGAAGGACGGTAGGTAGTAGGTAACTTCTCTTCGTTTCCCACCTCTACGATAGTAGTTGTTTTGATATCGAGAATATCATCTAAAGGTTCATTATTTTTCATGTCTTTATCCTTCATTGATCAGGATATGGTGATTGTACTGTCTCTGCAATACCATAATTTGAGTTAGCTGCGATCTCGTCTGCATCGACAGATATCAGATCTGGTGTCGAAATAGTAACAGTTGGCGTACTAGTATATCCTGAACCGCCATCTGTCACAGTGATACTTGTAATTGAATCGCCTGAGTCCACAACTGCAGTAGCTGTGGCGTTAGCACCACCACCTCCAGCGATAGTAACGGTTGGATTCTTATAACCTACACCGTCTGTTATCATTGTCACAGCAGTGACAGCACCATCAGCGATAGTTGCAATCGCTGTCGCTTGTTCAGTATTTAGACTAGTATATACCGTTGGTGTATTGTTTGCTAATAATCCTGGTTGTACAAGTAATCGAGAGGCTACGTCTAGATCTGGATCTGTACCTGCGGGTGCTTGCGTAATGTCGTCATATAATGTTGAGTCATAGATCTGCGTATTCGCAAGATTAATAATCTCTTGCTTATATACTGGACCGAAGAATACGCCTTTCATTGTAAAATCTAATTGCCAAATCAATGCTCTTCTCTCTTCAAATGCTCCTTCATAAACATCGTCTTGATTGACAGAAGTCAATACTAATGGAATATCAAGTTTGACATCGATTGGTGCATCATCTACAAGTTGAATAGTTGATGTCCATTCTGGTGTAAAGAATGGTAGAATTTGTTCGATAATACGAGTACCGTCAGTTGTATTCTTTACGAAAATAGAGAGTGAAAAATTAATATCATACGGAACCGGATTATAGACATGCTTCTTCTTAGTATTGTCATCGGTAACTGTAGTAACGAAACTATTGCGCGTTGGTAATTTTCTTTCAGGCGCATAGTTGAATCCAGTAATTTCGAAACCCATACGTGGGAGTACAATAGAGAATGGATTTTCTTGTGGATCTCTATTACTATCGATACCATCAATACGAGCCAAGAATTTTTCGCGTGGACCATATGACAGCGGTACTTTTAGAGATTGTTTGACATTACCACTCGTATCTTCTCTATTGATCCATATATCATTAAAGAGTGTGCCAAATAGTATGACATACTTTCTTAACGTATCGTGGTAAAAAGTTCTTCCTAGCATCAGTATCTACCGTCGTCGCTAAATGGATCGGCTTCTGAGAAATCAATAAACCCATCAGCAAGTGTTTCGAATGTGCCACCGTCATTAAACACATCATCTGGTTGCCAGTCACTAGCCACACCAAGCGGCCGTCCAGTATTAGCATCGATGATTACATTATTATTTGCGTCATATGTAACACCATCATCAGCGTCGGCAACAATAGAGTACAGAGCTTCATAGTCGTCAATAGCCGCAACACCAGTATTGAGTTTCTCACCACTGTATTCCCATTGCTCACAGCGAAGATCATAGCATTGCAGCGCGCCCATCTGATAGAATACAGGTGCTTCGTGTTCTGCAAACTTGATTACATACACTTTCTCAGTCAGAGGAAAGTATATAATATCACCTTCTTGAGGTCGTGGCGAATCTTCATAGTCACCTACGACTTCATTGTATCTCTTATTAGCAACTGTAAATGTAATCTCGTCTCTTATTTGAATGTTGAATCGAGATAGAAAATCTCCTTCGCCTTCAAATCCTTCGACATTCTTGATATACATTTCAATTTTATATGCTGTATCATATGTAGATAATGAATCCGAATTAAATACATCGTCTCTTGTACCAACAGTGCGTGGACAATAGTACAGGTCATGACCATATATCTTGATCGATTCAATGATCAGATCTTCAATCAGGTTCTGTTCTGACGTGTTTGTAAAATTGTCAAAATACGGGTTAGTAGCCATTGAGGTTTACATTTCCTATTTTTTCTGTATAATTAGCTAGTGCTAACCAATCATATCTGCTACAGGCAAACTATAGTTAGTAATCATCTCTTCTTCTAACTTAGTAATCTCTGC